TGTATGGGGTTTTGGGTACGGCGCCTGAGGCTGCTTCATAATCCGAGGGGTTACAACTTCTTTTGCATTATTAATAGTACCAAGACCATCATTAAGAGCTTTTATAGTATTATTATACTTCATTAAGAGTTGGTCCCATTCAGCTTGACTAGAGCGAACACCAGCTTCTTTACCAATAGCTTCTTTTTGCATCTCAAGAATAGATGTTTTCATATCGTTCTGTTTAGCAGAAGAAACATTAGCTAACGCCTCTGCACCCTTAGCGGCCGCCATAGCACCATTAAGAGCAACTGTAGAATCAGTTTGTTGCCACTCCTTGACTAAACGTAATTGATCGGTAGCACTGGAAACACCCTTACCAAGCATATCACCTGTCATGGCGGCCTCCATTTTGGCTGAAGCACCAAGAGGAGTAGAAGCGGGTCCTTCCTGAATCGCTAACATTGGATTAATACCAGCTAAACGCATATCATTTGTAGCACGTTGCCAAGCAGAGTTAGACATCTTTTCCTGAAAGTCCATCTGACGTTGCATTATTTCTTTATTGGCTTCGTTGGCTTCTCTCATTTGGCGCTCGTTTTCAAAACCACCACCTATGCCGGCACCAAGACCTACACCTATGCCGGCGCCAACGGGCCCACCTATGAGAAAACCACCAATACCACCAAGTGCACCACCAATGATGGATTCAACACCCATAGAACCTCCTAGAAGTGATCTATAAGACCTGGAACGGAATATACAGGCATCGGACGAGTACAAATAAGATCAAAGTAAGCATCAAACTTAAAGTGTGGCTCTGTATTAACAGCCATAATGCGAGACATTGGAGGGTCTTCAACTATAAATGTCTCATCTAAAACGGGAAGAGAACCAAACTCTTGTGCTAAGTGCCATATATCGAGAGGAGTAGCATAAGTGCTCCTAAACTTCCCAGTAATAAGGCTGGGTTTATAACGATATTCAGCATAACGCTCTTGGTATCCAAAGACCTCATCGTCATGCGAATCATTCTGTGCATAGATCTCCTTGTTTAACACGGCTTGCTCGCCGAGATGGGAAAGAGCGGGCCAATAAAAATCAAAACGAGTTCTACGAGAGAACATCCTATTAAGGCCTTGCTGATAATTTAAATCAGCCCTAACACAAACCAAACCAAGAAGAACACAGTGTTCTGTAAATGAAGCTATAAAACCATTGCTATTATGTGTAAATGTACCAAAACCAGCTAGCTGACCTAACGGGTTAGAACCAGATGTAACAGATGTTTGGGGAACTGGTGTAATATTAACAGGAGTTGAACCACCACCAAGGTACTCTGGACGCTGTAGTCTGGCATCAGGAGAAACAACTCCAAAATGAGATCGAACTATCTCTGTATACCTGGTACCACCACGTGCATCGCGCTCATAAAGGCGCTGAATCTGAAATGCTTGACGAAGAGAATTAATCGTAGCTGCAGTGGCATTGGTTAAATCAACATAGTTATAACCAACAACTAGGGGGTCATTGGCCCAATGAAGACCACTAGTACCAGACCATGAGCCATTGACTTCGACTTCATTTGTGGCGGTATCTGCTTTAAGGTTTACCGTGTTGCCAACACCATCGTACATAAAAACTTCATCATTAACCGTACCTGCAGCGTTCTTACCATGAATACGAGCCTCTGTACCAAGAGGTATACTTACTGCGGTCCCCTTTTGTGGCCAAGGTAAACACGAAGTAAAATAATCATGACGCTTTCCACGACGCAATAAAGCATAGTCTGTAGTGGTATCAGGACCGTCGTCCTTATCAACAACTTCACTGTCTTGAAGATTCTCATCTCTAAACCATTCATTCCATATTAGGTTATAAGCTCTATGCCATAAGCTCGAATGAGCTAAAGCAGCAATACCTGTGGGAATGCCCATGTAATCAGAAAGGGACCCAACTAAATGACCAGTAATAGCAGGAGCGGTCATCTGAGGAACAAGAAACGTAGTCGAATCACCTGGATCAACTTGTTCACCATTAAACTTTTTCCAGTTATCCCAAATTAACCTTATAGGTACACTAAAAAAGAAAGTGTCACAAAAAAGATTATCCATCAGAGGAACAATCGGAGTGGCTAATCGAGCAAACGTGGCACACTTGAGCCTGAAAGTATCTCCGGGTAGGGCCTCGTCAACGAAAAACGGAACCAAATAACCTGCATCAAATGTAGACTTGTAACCATGTGAACGGTTAAAGGATGAACGCGGAATTTCCGCACGAGGAATTTGGGAAAACTGATGTTTCATTACACTAGGCAACCTACCCGACATAAAATATACTCCTTTTATTTATTTTTTTATTTTCTCCACAAGAGGAATAGTTGCTGCACGAGCTTCTGGAGCTTCTGCAATAACTTGTTCTTTTTTGTAGGAAGAAGCCAACCCAAGAAAAATTCGTTCAGAAAAAAGTTCAATAGTACACGCAATAGCATCGAACACTCCTATCTCAAATAAGCCATAATCGCTTGGATGTTTAGCAAACTTTGATTGAGGATCATTGGCTGCGTCTGACCACATACGCACAGCTTCGCCCCTAGTCTGCACACAAAACGGTGCCATAAAAAAATCAGCTGGACCATCTTTGATTGTATACATTAACGTTTTCATATTTCATACTCCCTGGTTAATTGTTTAAGTTTGAGGCGTTGCGCCTCTTCTAAAACATCTAACCGCGAATCACCATATTTAGCAAGTCTTTTCTTGGCTTCACTTTTTCTTATTAATTTGATCTTCTCAAATTCTATCGGATGCGCAATCTCAAATAGTCTATCATAAAACTTGGGCGGCTTCATAGCCTGGGCGCGTCCCTTACGGTGCATAACAACCTCATCACTAGGAAAAACATCTGAACCATATTTTTCAAACCAACCAGTAGCAATACCGGGACGCCTACTCATAGTAACATATTCAGGAGAACGGTCTCCATAATGAGCATCTGACATCTCACCAGTAATCTTTTTCGTTATATAACGCGCAACATAAGCGGCAGACTCAAAAGTAACGTCGCCAATAGTACAAAAACCTTTACCCCAAAGGTCTTCCAAAGACTGAGAATAATACAATTTAACACCAAACTTAGTACGGTAATGAAGCTTATCAGGAAAATCATAATTAAATAAACATGCGTGATAATGAGGACGAGAAAGTTTATCACCATATTCACCACAGTGAAAGTAACGCACACCAGAACCTACATGGAAACGTAACCTCTTCATAAAATCCTGGAAGTGCTTCATAACAAGAGAGCCAGAACGAGGAAGGTCATCATCCCGATATGTAAGAGTAATAAAACAGTTAGTAGAATGTAAACTAGCTTCATGAACACACCTCATAGCCCATTGACGAGAACGCTCGAGGCGACAACCAATACAACGACCACAAGGAACAACAACCGGAAGATCGAGAAAGGCTTCATTAGCGTTAAAAACAACAGGACGTTTACCCGTCTTTGGATTAACGAATTGAGATCTCCAACCGTTGATCGGATGAAAGCAAGCCATATATTACCCCCCTGGATAAAATATTAGAGGCGAATACCACCGCGCATAGGCTTGCCGCGAAGGTTTTTTTTATGAGTCCTAGATGCAGTGCGAGAAAACAAACGTTTTGACTTGTGTCGTTTCATTCTTTTACGAAACATTGGAAACTCCCCCCTTAAAGGTACTGTTTAAATCGGATACTCCTACAACAAAACAAAAACCTAAATCCCCCTGTTCGCTGTCAGTCCGGCCATATACATCAAGTGAGTATATGGCCGGATGACGTAATAGCCAGGGGACTATTACTTTATAGCTGCGTCGGACGCCGAATTACCACTGTCGACTTGTCTGGTATTGCTACCAGCGTTATTACCCGCAGCATTACTATTTACTGCATTATTGCCCCCAGCAACATGCGGCATGTCAGGGTTAGGGAGGTTTGGCTTTCGGGGCAGCGCAAGACCAAGCTTAACCATTTCAGTCGCATTTTTAGGATCTGAGCAGAAAGCGAGCATCTCTCTAGGGTCATTATGAAACTTATCGCGAAGGCGAGCATCAAGAGACTCAAACTGTAACAAAGCTTTACCG